TATAGCAGCAACGGGATCACCTACTAGCGAGCCAGTGTATTTAGTTAAAGCTGTCACTGTTGGCGGCGATCCGTTTGGCGGTGGCACTACTACAGATACTAATATTCTTTTAGTTAACGCCTTGTTTAAATCGTATGACGCTAGGTTATTTGGTGGCACTATGCTTGCCAGTGATCGCGCCTTGACCTGTAACGGTGACATAGTTATCAAGCAGGGCGATACCATTAAACAAGGGTTAGCGATTTACACTGTAGAGGCTATTGACATCAAAGCGCCTGCATCTGAAGTGCTTGCTTATATTTTGATGTTGAGAACTAAATAATGAGTGAAACAAATCTAAGAGTCGCGCTAGATAACCATCTCTACACTATGCCAAGCTCGCCGCCTATACATTGGGAAGGCAAGCTTTTTAAACCCAGCAATACAATCTATCTAAGCCAATCGCTAATCCCTGCTGAGACAATTACAGTGGGCCAAGAAGCTGGCGGCTCTGATGTTTTAGCGGGTATTTATCAGGTAGTGATTAACATACCAAAAGACACTGATCGCAATATCTGGCTAATTGAACTAGAAAAGGTCAAAGCAAGGTTTATTCGTAACACGATATTAATTGAAGGCGTAACAAGAGTCGTGATCACTAAAGTTTGGTCATCTCCATTGATGACTGATGGCGCTTATTCTTTCGTTCCAATCTCTATTAGTTACCGCGCTGTATGAGCTTTTCTAGTGACATTAAAAAATTCGCAGAAAAAGCAAAAATTGGTTATAATGACGTTGTAAGTAATTCTTTACAAAGAGTAAGTAGGTCAGTCATATTTATGACTCCAGTTGATGAGGGTAGGGCTCGCGGCAATTGGTTTGCAAGCTTATCTTCATATCCAACGACAACAAGTGATAGTAAGGCAGTAAACATGGCGCAAGTGCAGGCGGTTACTGAAAATGCAGCGGGTAAAGTATTTTATTTAACTAATAACCTGCCTTACATCGGCAAGCTTGAGTATGGTGGATACCCCAACCCAAGTATCGGCGATAAAACTATAAACGGATTCAGCACGCAAGCACCAAAAGGAATGGTGAGAATATCAATAGAAAACTTTGAACAAGGGCTGAAAGAATCAGTTTCTAAATTAAAACCTTAACACAACAGAGGGCTAACGCCAATGACAGTACAAACGAACGCAGGAACAGCTATTAGCGTATCAATAGCAGCACCCGCAACACATGACGATGCAGGATTTGCAGCGTTAACTTATACATTGATCGGTGAAATTGTAACAACTGGCACGAAAGGCCCGTCCGTTGCGTTGGTGACTCACTCGCCTCTTGACAAGCGTGCAATTCAAAAATACAAGGGAACTGTAAACTATGGAACATACTCTATGGGCTTAGGCTTGGATATTGCTGACGCTGGACAAGTACTACTTAAAGCGGGCGCTGATGGCGCTCAAATTGACGTTGTACACAGCTTTAAAGAAGTTAAGCAAAACGGCAATATTGAATATTACCGCGCTGTGATCATGTCATTTGATCGAGCTGGTGGCGGTAATGATGCGGTGCTAGGTGCTAACACTTCATTAGAGTTGACAGACTCAATCATCGACGCATAAAAGAATCCGAGAGGATAGGGTGGCGTGGCCTTGTCAGCGCGCCGCCCAATTTACTGACAAGAAATAAGGTATAAATATTATGTTTGACACATTACGAATTGGACAAAAAGCAAAAGAATCAAAGAAGTTTACGCCAGTGCATCCGGATGAAGAAATCGGGACAAGTCACGGCATTAGCCTCAACCTTTGCGGCAAACACTCGACCGAGTATCGCAACGCCATCGCTAAGATGATCAAGCGCACAAAGGGCAAGACATTAAACACAGACGAGTCAATTCGAGAATCAGCGCGTTTAATTGTTGATTGTTGCGACGGCTGGGAAGGCGTCACTGATGAAGCGGGTAAACCTGTAAAGTTTGACAAAGACAAGTTAACAGGTCATTTAATTGATGACGATTTTCGCTGGATGCGCTTACAAGCTGAGACATTCATGCAAGCCGACGATAATTTTTTTTAGACGCATCGGCTGAGATAGAAAAGTATGTTGCTCGTTTAGCGTGGCTTAGTTATCAGTCTGAAAACTGGACTAAACCGCGCGGCGAGCTAATAGCAAAGGATCATAAGTACAGAGAATTACCAGCCGTTAAATTAACACCGTACATTATAACGTACGCTTTTGAATTAGGATTATGCAAATCAGGCGGGATGGGAGTGGTAAAAATAGACTGGGTTGACATTGCAGCTTGGGCAACTCTAACAGATACACAATTAAGCGCAGACGACGCAAAATTATTAATGGTAGCATCAAAATCATATGTTTTTTGGCAGTCAAAAGTTAAAGAAGATACATCACCAGCCCCATTTCAAGAAGACTAGGATTAAAAAGCAATGACCGATATTTATACACTTGGAATAAAAGCAGACACAACTGATATAGATCGCGGTAAAAAGTCGCTTGATAATTTTAGCGGGGCTGCTGATAAAGCATCAAAAAGGACTGAAGAAATACGCGCGGGTGTAGATCGCGCAGGCAAGGCCGTTGTTGCTTTCGGTATAGTCGCAGCAGCAGCCATGGGTGCGGTCGCTGTTAAGGCTGGCAACGCAGCGCGAGAAATAGAGAAGCTCTCTTTATTGTCAGGCCAAAACTCTGAAGAGTTTCAAAGGGCAGCATTTGCGGCCAGATCATACGGCATTGAACAGGAAAAGCTGTCAGACATATTCAAAGATACTCAAGATAAAATCGGAGACTTTCTAGCAACGGGCGGTGGTGAGTTAATAAACTTTTTCGAGAAAGTAGCTCCGTTAGCTGGAGTTACAAAAGAATCATTTCGGGGGCTATCAGGTCAAGAGGGCTTACAGCTATACGTTGACAGCTTAGAGAAAGCTAACGTAGGACAAGAAGAGATGGTTTTCTTTATGGAGGCTATAGGCAACGATTCAACCGCACTCTTGCCACTTCTTAGAAATAACGGGGAAGAATTTAAGCGCATTGGTGATCGAGCCAGTGAGCTAGGAATATTTCTTGATGAAATAGATTTGCAAAACCTAACGGAAATGAACCGCGCCTTAAACGGGCTTGGAGCGGTTTCCACAGCTGCAAGCAATGTTATAGGTGCAACGCTTGCCCCGTTTATAACGGACTTAACCAACAGTTTTATTGATGGCGCTGGATCGGCTGACGAATACCGCGAATCAATTTTGAACATAGCGCAATCTGGTGTTGCTGTTGCGGGAGTTTTCGCTGATGCTGGTCGAGTGTTTGAGATATTCGGGTTGACAATCGGTGTGGCATTATTTGAAGCTGATGAAAAGTTTAGAACTTTTGATAAAAGATTACCTGCATTTCTAGCATCTTTTAAATTAACATTTTCACAGATAAGCCTGGAACTATCCAAATGGTTAAACAGTCAGCGCGCAGACCTTAGAGCTTGGGATGAGGCTGTTATAAACGCCCTTGATGTTTTTGATTTGTTTGATGATGTAGTGCTGCCAGAAATGAAATTAATAGATACTGCTGCACTAGAAGAAGATATAACAACTTTAAAAGCTCAAAGTGTAGAACTAGAATCAGCCTTTACTGGATCGAGCGCGGCCATTGAATCTGCATGGTCTGATCTTAGAGCCTTGATAGCAGAGCCGATCCCATCTGAGGGTTTTGATAATTGGTTTAAAAAAATACGCGAAGGTATAGAGCTAACCCGCGAGATTGCTTTGGAAACTAAAGACAACAGCAAAGTGCAAGAAAAATCAGTTAAGGGGCTGGCTAAAACATGGGATCAATCTTTAAGTGAAACTGGCGAGGGTGTCAGCGCCCTATCAACAATTTTTGCAGGCAATGAAAAAGCACAGAAAGCACTTCACAAAGTTAGTCAGGCAATAGCGATTGCTGAAGCATTTCAATCAATTCAAAAAATGGCATTAGGCACAACCGAGGCAGGCGTTCACGTAGCAAACGAAACAACTAAACAGGGAGCTAACGCACTAACCGCGATAACATCAGCATTTGCAGCACCCTTCCCTCTCAACTTTATTGCAGGCGCAGCAATGGTTGGCATCATGGCCAGCCTAGTCGGTGGTATTAGCGGCGGTGGTGGCGCAAGCTTTGACCCTACCGACGATAGACAGGAAGGACAAGGGACTGGCAGCGTTTTAGGCTCAAGCGATAAGTCAGGATCAATCAATAAGTCTCAAGAGCGATTTGAAGATATAGCGATTGATCAGCTTAGCGAATTGCGCGGCATACGTGGATCGCTTAACAACATTGGCAGCGGTATTGCTCAACTTGGTAAAGGGCTAGTGACTTCTAATGTTGGCGACTTCGGCGGGTTCACTGGTAAAATTAGCGGCTCGTTAGGGTTTAGCAGTACAAGAACTGATTTGCTAGATAGCG